AAATAGAGCTAACTTATAAGTAGCACCCCCATCAAAGTCGTGATTGCCTTTGAGCAACTCTTCTTTAAAAACATTTGATATTACGTTTGCCATTTATTTTCTCCTTATGGGTTTGTGGATCTTATGCCAATTCTTGGCACTCCATCCATATATTCGTCTCGTCTTCTTCGCCCCATTTGCTCACCAGCGAATGGCTGTAGAGCTTGTTGATAATATCTTTCATACGTCTGGAGCATGTTGTCTGGGCCTTTTAAAAATTGAAAAGCCTCAACTAAGCAGGCATAAAGCAACATTTGAGGTGCGTTAGTACTAACCCAAGTCGTCGTGTTGCTTGACGATAAACCTGTTGGTTGCGCATTATACGCTAGTTCGATAGTATATGCGGCATTCGGCGTTGGAGCAAGAATTATTGTGTCATTGTCCCAGTTTGCATAATATTTAGGAATGCCCGTGCTGGTTCTATTTGGTGCATATTCACTAATAAAAGAAGTGTCTTTTTTCTGTAAATATACTCTCTCATTGTCCGTCAAACCACCAAGTGAGCCTGAAGGGCTAAATATGGTTATGTACCTGGCAAACTCAAAATCTGTGGGAACAGCTCCCGGCATTGATATAAATGGGTCTCCAGATGTTAAAGTAGCTGTTTGATATTTTCTAAATACATCAAGATCAACATCTCTAAATATTCTAAGTTCAGCGTGTTCTATAAAATCGTTTACTATAACAGTTGTAAATACATTACTGTCTGTCTCTGTGTACTCTCTAATCTGTGTTACTAGTTCTGAATAAGTTGTCATGGTGTAATTGTTGTAGGCCCAGCAAACGCTCGACCCCCTCCTCCTCTTGTGTTACCTGTTGTCGCTGTGTCTGTCGCAACAGTGAATGTATAACTATTATCATCTACTTTAGTAATTGTATACCCAGCAGATCTAGTAATATTAGTATCAGTTATCCCATCAAAGCTAGAGACATCGTAGAATCTTACCGTATCTGAACTAGTTCTACCGTGATTTGGCTCAGTGACTGTGATTACACTAGTTCCAGAGCTTGCAGTTTGAAATGCATTAAGTCGTAGTAAGTTTGGAACTGCAGTTTCAACTCTGTCATTTCTGGCGTGTTGTAATGCTTGTTTGTCTGGTTTGTGAACTTTCATTTCTATTTGTGGATGTTTTGCTTCAAACTCAGATATGTGAACAAGAGATCCATTCCACTCTTTTAACATTTCACTATACGGAAAAGCCATGCCGCTTCTATCGGATATTGCTTTTGCTTTTTTACCTGATGCAAAATTAGACATTTGGATAATACGCCTGTGGTGTTATGTGCGTGCTGGTTGACGAACCATCTTCTGTTAACGCACGGTTAAATTCATCCTCATAATACATTTTCATTTGTTGTGCTAAATCTGGTCTATACTTTTGTGCTAAATAAAAACTAAGACCTGATGTCATACAAGGTACAAAACGATATGGAACATCTGATGCGTTCGTAAAATCACCTGCATCATCTATTCTTTTTACAAAATAAATATGCATGTCTGCAGATGCTGCGGTTGAGTCTGGAGTTGGGTAAACAAAAACAGTAACACGATCAATTAATCTTTGAACATAATATTGTGTTGGTTGACCTTTTGATAATTTATTAGACAAACCAGAATATGTTGATCTGTTAATTTTTGTCATTGCCACGTCTTGTTGCGTGGTCTGCGTTCTATTTGTTCTGTAAGTAGATTCTAAAATATCATCAACACCAAAGATGGTTGACGCCACTTGATTGGTGGTTGCTTGTGCTCTGTTGCTGTCAGATGTGTCGTCAGCCGCGCTTCTAAAAAAATGATACTCAGCTTGACCCTCAACAAGGTCAATGTTGGTTTCATCTATTTCCCAGTAGTGTAATCCTCTGTTACCCCACTCTTGAAACATGATGTTAAGAGATCGCCTTGCAGATTTCATTTGATAACCTGTTATGTTATCAAAACCTATTCTCTGAAAAGACTCCTCTATTATATCGTCAATAGCAAAAGTTTTATCGAACGTTGCTGTTCCTGAAGTAGTGTTCGGCATTAGCTACTCCTTAATCGTAATAAGCTACTACAAAGTCACAATTTGTTACATCAACAAAAGCAGCAGTTTCAAATCTTACGCCATCACCGTCAAAGTTTACAACTAACGATTCATTAGCAGCTGTTCCAAACTTGTGGTGAATTTTAATTACGCCTGCAGCAGAGGTATTATCGTAAATTTTTACCTCAGCGTCTGCGTCGCTTGACTGCAACTGTATTGTTTTAATTCTAATAGGACCAAGGTTGGCAGCAGAGCCACCAATAAAACCTTGTAATCTACCATCACTTGTTAATGCTACGGATGCTTTTACATCTGCCATAATATTATTCTCCTAAAACTGTGGGCCCGAAGGCCCACATTAATTTTTTAATATACTGAGTATTCTAGTTCAACTGTAAATCTACCAGCTGTAATATCAGCATTAACTGTAGTGGTTGCTCTTGCGTACAAGTGTACGTTTGCAACAGCTGCAGTTACGTTTGGAACAAAGATGTGGTAATTACCAGCAGTGTTATTAAAGTTTATATCAACCTCAGTAATAGATTGTGTAGCACTTAACTGCTCGTTAAATGATGTAACACCAGCACCAACAATTTCTGTTCCAGACACAGCAGCATTTGTTGCTGTTCCTGAATCTGAACTTAGTGCTAAATTACCTACTAAAGTTTGCCCTGCTGCAGTTGTAATACCAATCAAAGCTCTATGTATAAAGATTTTTGAAGGTGTTACTAAATCATCAGGTGCTTCAACATTGAGTGTTCCTAGCTCCACAAGACAGTCACCGTCTGCGTATGCAGTTGATGCTGCGTCAGTGCTAGCCAATGTACCAGCAAAAGATTGAATCTTTCTAGTTCCCATTGATATTAGTTGTCCAGTTGAATTAACTGAAAAACCTGTTTCCGTGATCACGCCAGTAGAAGATGCTTTATTAATTACGTTAAAACCACCCTCTGATCTGACCGGACCGCTAAAAGTTGAATTTGCCATATTGGTCTCCTTTTCCGCCAGTACAGTCTGAGACATTGTCTACTGCACGAGTCTATACTGACTATTTATAAGTATGCAGTATTTTGAATATACGCTTTTAATATGGTGATTGCAAATAAAAAGGGGCGCCGAAGCGCCCCTCTTAATAGGTTTATAACCTTAGAGATTATGCACCTGGTGATCCGAAGATACCACGCCAGTCAGAAAAGCCGAAGCTGTATCTTTCTCTAGCTTTGTATCTTACATTACCAGTCTCAAAATCACCTTCCATTGCAGTCTTAATAGCTGCTCTTTCGAACATTTTAAGACCGTTAGGAACGTCTGTTTTGATAAAGAAAGCATCTGTATCAGTTAGGTAGTTGTTTACCACATAACCTTGAGGGATCATCCCTTTAGATGCGATCGCATTTAGATCGTTGTCAGCAGTGCCAACTCTTGCTGGTGATTTCATGATTCTTTCAGCTGTAAATTGTAGCTCAGAAGGAATAATCATTTTTACTCCTCTTGCAGCAATCTTTAAGCCTCTTTCATCAGTGAAAGCAGCAATGTCAATCAGAGCTTGCTCGATAGAGGTCTCTGATAGGTCAGCAGATGTAGCTAACTCGTTTCTTTGTGTCCCAGATTGTGAAGGGTGATCGTCAGCCATTAAAGCTTTATTATCTCCTCCAGGGAAGTTTGTTGAATCAAAGCCGTTGTTTAAAATGTTTGCGCCTTTGATTTGTTTCGTATTAGCCATAGATCTTGCTAGTGCTTTTGTATAACGAGTCGCGATCGTGTCATACAAGTTGTCCTCTATTGCTTCCTCAGTAATTGCGAAAGCGAGAGCAACTGTTTCGTGTGTATAACGAGATGTGAAAGACTCGTTTGCAGTGTCAAAAGAAACTGCAGCACCTTCAGCTTTCACTGAGGCGTTTGCGAAACCAGCTAACATTACTTCTTCTTCAAAAGCTCTGTCACTGTTCTCAACGTCGAAAATCTCTAAGTGTTGATTTTCGTAACCTTGATACTCAAGTCCAAATAATGCATTCAGACCTGGCTCTAGCTCTTTTGCGAGCTGTTGTCTTGATATAGCCATATAATAATCCTCCTAAATGCTATTATAATGTTGTTGAGAATTGGTGTTCATTGAAGATCACAACGTAGTTATGATTTTCTTTGCCCAAGTCACTGTTATCAGGGTCTGTAGAAAGAGCTATGATTTTTAAAGAACCATCAGTCGCTGCTAGATCAGACATGTCTAATTCACATGCTGATACACCATTAGCTGATTCTGTTCCCATATTTACATAGTCTGCTACTTCATGACGGTCTGTGACATCACTGTCAACACTTGCGCCAGAGTCGCCCTGTATTTCGTATTTCATATACGGATCATCAAAAAGAAAGGCTCTAATTTTGCCTCTAGTTATGTTGGTCTGCGTATAATGGTTTGCAAATTTAGGTTTTCCCGTTGAAGGGTCAACGTCAATTAGAACTCCGTTCAATACACCAATATTGGTTGTTGAACCAGTTGCTCCAATGTCAACAAAACCAGTATTACTAGCTTGTTGAATTATTGGATCACCTTGAAACATAGATGAAGCTTCATTGTCTGCAATGAAATATTCATTAGTTTGCAAATTGTTCGATCCGCTTAACGTTCCTACAGGTCTTAACCCAAATGCGGCATTTTTGTTATTACCTTTTGCCATATGGTTTTCCTCCTTAAAGGTTGTTATTGTTAGCGGTGGTTAGGAATTACTAAATAATTAGTCTTTCTTTGTACCACCAAAAGTTACACGAGTCTGCCTCTCTTGATTGATTGGCATACTTGGGTGCTGTTCCTTTAAGACATCGTTATCTAAGGCTTCATTGCGATCTGCAGTTTTCTGATTGAAATATGCTTCACGCTGCCTTGCGAGCTCTTCGGGTATCCTTGCCAGCACAAGGCCACCAACCCCGATTACCCCTGCGTATCGTCCTTCTTCCAAAGTTGGAAAAGTTGATTCTGGATATTCATCAGCTCTTACGAGCTCCCATCCTGATCTCAACTTGCCTGACATGTTCTTTGAATCATCAAAGCCCATACTTTCAGCGCGTATCCATCTATGTCTGTAACCGTCTGGCGCAGGCGGTGCATCTAGTGATGATGGAGGAGTCCATACTTTAGGCTTTTCTTGTTTAGCCCTAGTTTGACTCGCGCGAGAAGTTTTTATTGTTTTATCTTTTTCCATATGCTTATCCCTCCTTCGCGGCTAATTGTTTCGCATACTCTTCGAGTGGCACACCTAATCGTTTAGAAATTGCTACCTGTGACGGTGTGAGTTTCACAGTTTTTCTGCGTCCCTTTCCGGCCGGACGTTTTGCACTTGCAACAGTCTGAGCAGGTTGCTCTGCTGTAGTTGGCTCCACTTTATCAAATTTGTGTGGGAATTCAAGTCTAATTCGTTTATCCACTTCAGAATAATAGTCATCTGACTGCGGATCAAACCCTTCTTCCTCTACAAGTTTTCTGTGGATATCAAAAGCTGTATAAGTCATAGCATTATCAGTGCCAAACCAACTGTTTTTGTTAGCCCAAGTTTGTGCTTTTGGATCAATTTGTTGTTGAGCCTGAGCGTAAGGATCAGCAGTTTGAGGCACAATTTGTTCTTTTTGTGTCTCTATTTGCTTTGCTCTTTGTTCTTGAACTTGTTTCAGTTGCTTAAGTCTAGCTTCTTCCATAGCCATTTGAGCTATGGCTTTTTGTGCCTCAACTTGGCCCTCGACATCTTGGCTATCGATTGCTTGTTTGTAAGCTATCTTAGCAGCGTCCATGCCTGTGTTAACTTTTGCCTCTAACTCTTTTGTATAACTATCACTAAGACCATCATACTTGCCTCTCATTTGTTCAGCTTGAGTTTTAATTTGCTCAGCGTATTTTATAGCCTCTTCTTTTTGCCTTTCAGCTTCACGCATTTTGCGTGTAAGTTTAGCTATTCTTTTTTGAACGCCATCGCTGTAGTCATCTAATTCTTTTTTCTGTTCGCTAGCCTGAACATCAGACTGCTCAACAGGTTCCTGAGATGCGTTAGCGGGCTGACTATTGTCTTCGTTAACTTCTTCAACTGTTATCTCCTCTTCTAAAGATTGTTCTGGTGCTGGTGCATCAAGATCAATCTCTGTTGCTTGTTCGTCGGTATCGCCGACGTCGATTTTTGTGTCGTCTTGCATAGATTATCCTCCTCTATGTTACATTGCGTGCAAGATGTCTTCGGGATTATCTATTGTCCCTAGCACCTCGTCATCGTTTAACATTCTTATCTCACCACCATCAATCTCCATTCGTGATCCTGCATATCTTGCAAAGATCACCCAATCTTTTTCTTTGCACCACGGACCTGTTGCAAATTTTTCTTCATCCTTGTAACAAAGGTCGCCCATCTTCAATACGTATCCAACTTGCGTTGCAACACGTGCTCTGTCCAGTGTTTCTTGTGCAATAATTATTCCGCCTTTTGTTTCTTCTTTAACTTTAAAAGGCATAACTAACAAACGCCAACCTGTAGGGTTTGGTAATTTTTCTAAACTTGTTTTAGGATCTTCTTTTTCTTGTGCGTGTTTTGAAATTTTTTTTGCGTCGTCTTCTGCGTTGTATTTATCTTCTAATGCGTGTGATGTTGTCGTCATCGTTTTTTGGCTCCTTTGGTTCTAGCAGGTTAGAGAGTTCCTGATTCATTAAATCGATCGCGTGGATCTTACCTATTATATATTTATATTCGTCCATTGTGTCAATCCCTCCGTTTGCGAGAGTTTGCACGAGGGCGTCTAGTTGTTCTTGCATCGTCCTCTTGAACTTGTATATCACGTTTACTGGGTCTATAACTTCTGACATGTTTTTTCTCCTTGTCTCCTAATTGTGCCCAGAACTCGTCAAGCGGGTTCTTGGGTTTGTTATCCCCCATTTTTCCCCCGATGTATGATTAAGTCAAATTACTTTTTCTTAAAAATATCTGCGCCCTTGAGGCCGTATATCGAGGCGACCACGCCGATAAATAGACTCTGGTACCAGAAAGGCATATTGCTAAACTTATCAAAGAATATATCTAGCTTCTGCTGTATGTTTGGATCATCACTAAACACACTCCATATCAATAAAATCACTGGGGCACTTACAAGCAAAAGCACGAACTCGTCTTTCCATCCTTTGTCGTTTGATTGCCTTACAGCTGCCTGATACTCGATTTCACCATTAGCCATTTTCTGTGCGTGCAACATTGCAGCATCTGACTCGAGCATTTTGCGCTGCTGT